GAGAGACAGATGGACGCAGCCTTCAGATCCGCACAAGCCCGCTGGGACAACCTGCTCCCAGACGAGCGCGATGACGAGCCCACGGTCTACGAACTGAGCGAGGCCCGCGACGAGTTCCTGACCGACACGTTTGCCACCAGCTTGTGGCTTGTGGACAACCTGGCGCAGCCCGAGCTGAGCACCACCCGAGTGCGCTCCCGCTGGGTCGAGGAGGACATGACCGAGCTGACGATTGATGAGCTCTGGGTGCTGATCCTGTCGGGCACCGAGAAGCAACTCATCGCCGCGCGCTTTGAGCTGGTGGACCGCATGTGCGAGGACAGCGCCGACAACATCGAGGCCCGCGTGCCGGCCATCCGCGCCGCCAACCGCGTGGAAGCCGCCGAGTACCTGGCCGAACTGCAAGCGGAGGCCGCATGAGCTTCCTGCGCATTCACGCCGACGAGGCCCGCATCTGCGCCAGTGGCCCGCACCTGGGCCGCCAGCGCAGCGTGGAGCTCGAGCTGGACCTGAGCGAGACGCAGTGGATGGACGCCCTGTCTTTCATGCTCAGCCAGACCAGCGACGACAAGCTGCGCCGCCTGCTGCGCGCCGAGTACGCCGACCTGTTGGAGGCCGCATGAACACCACCACACGCAAGTTCCCGCGCACGCTGCAGGAGGCCTTCCCCGCCGACCGGCAGTGGGCGTATTCGTTGGAGCGCACCAGCCGGCGCATGGACGCTGTGGGCAGCGTGCTGCTGGCCTCGCTGATTGGCCTGGGCCTGGCCCTGGCGCTGGTGCACTGGTGGGCCGCATGAACAAGTGCCACGGACCCTGCGAGCAAGGCCGCCTGCCTTGCCCCACGCCCGAGGCGTGCGAGCTGTCGGAGGTGGACCGCGCCGACCGCCTGTTGGTGCTGATGGTGGTGGCCGCTGCGGTGGTGACGACCGTGGTGCTGGGGCTGCTGCTGTGAGCAAGTTCCACCTCACCCGCGCCGTGCTGCGCGCCGTTCTCCGCCGCGACTGGCGCGTGGCCCGCATGTGGGCCGGCGTGCTGCGCGATTCGTTCAAACCCCTGCCTTTTTGAGGAGATCACCCCATGAGCGAGCTGCTCAAGATCAACGTCAACGATCACACCGAACGCAAGAACGGCCTGACGTACCTGTCCTGGGCTTGGGCCTGGGCGGAAGTGCTGAAGCTGGATGCGCAGGCCACTTGGCAGGCGCATGAGTTCAGCGGCTTGCCCTGCATCGTCATGCCCGACACATCGGCCATGGTCAAGGTCAGCGTCACCATCAAGGGCAACACCAAGTGCTGCTTGCTGCCGGTAATGAACCACCGCAACCAGGCCATCAAGAACCCCGACGCTTTTGCGGTCAACACCGCCGTGATGCGCTGCTTGGCCAAGGCCATCGCCATGCACGGCCTGGGCCTGTACATCTATGCCGGCGAGGACCTGCCCGAGCAGGACCAGCCTGAGCCCAAGGCTGAGGTCAAGCCGCCGAAGACCGGCCCCATCAGCGCCACGGACGGCGCCGCCGACGCCCTGCAGGAGCAGGAGCGCAACGAGATGACCGAGGTGGCGTTGCACATGATCGATTGCCACCGCAACGAGCGCGACCTGGATGCCATCCGCATCTGGTACGACCCCGCCACCTTTGAGAGCAACGAGCAGCGCGTGTTTGTGTGGTCGCTGCTCAAGACCGAATCCAAGCTCCGTGCCTTGATCAAGGCCAACCAACCAGAGAAAGAAGCAGCATGAAGATCACCACCAAGTGGTTTGGCGACCAGTTCAACGTCGGCTTGGCCAACGGCGACAGGCCCGAGTTCCTGTCCATCAAGGGCTGCCGCATCAAGAGCGGCGAGAAGGGTGAGTTCATCTCCTGGCCCGCCCAGAAGAAGGACGACGGCACCTACTGGCGCCACGCTTGGGGCTCAGATGAGTTCCAGGCCGCTGTGATCCGCGAGGCCAAGAAGAGCCAGCCGCAGGACACCAAGCCGGCGCGGCAGAAGGATGAGGCGTGGCAGGCAAGGTCTGCGGCCCCGGTTGAAGACGACGTGCCCTGGTAATGCACAACCGGCTCAACCCCCGCGAGCGCGCCCACCTGGCGCGGGTCAAGGAGCTGCCGTGCAGTGTGTGCGGCGCCACTGGCCCGAGCGAGGCGCACCACATCAAGCAGGGCCTGCAGTTCACTGCGGTGGCCTTGTGCGAGAGCTGCCACCGCGGCCCCGTGATGGGCTGGCACGGACAGAAGCGGGCCTGGGCGGTGCGCAAGCTGGATGAGCTGGACGCGCTGAACGAAACCATCAAGGGGCTGGCATGACCCACAGCATCACCCTCGACAACCCCCAGGCCGCCCACGTCACGCTGCAGCGCCTGTGGGGCTGGCTCAAGCCCCGCCTGCTGCAGGGCCAGCGCATCACGCTGTCTGTTGAAGAGGAGCGGCGCAACAACCGCCAGAACGCCCTGCTGCACGCCACCCTGGCCGACATCGCCAGCCGGCGCGAGTGGGCCGGCAGGAAGTGGGAGGCCGAGGTCTGGAAGCGCCTGCTCACGGCCGCGTGGATGCGCACCCGCGGCGAGCAGCTGGTGGTGGTGCCCGCCCTGGACGGCCACGGCGTGGACGTGGTGTTCCAGCGCACCAGCCGGCTGAGCAAGGCCGAGATGGCCGAGCTGCTCGATTTCATCCAAGCCTGGGAAGCAATGCAATGACCGAAACCCTAACCTGGACCCCCGCGGCCACCAAGCCCGACGCGGACATCAGCGTGCTGTGCTGGCGCGACACCCGGGAGTGGTTCTCGGGCTGGTGGGACGACGAAGCCGGCGCGTGGTTCGATGCGGCCAGCGGCGGCATCGTCGATGGCGTGACGCACTGGGCAGATGTGGGGGGACCGAAATGACCCCCTACCGCGCCCAAGACTTTGCCCGCTGCGCCGGCAACCCCTGCCGGCTGGAGTGCGAAACCTGCGCCCGTAACGAGCGCAACAGCCCGGTGCCCCCCGAAGCCACACGCCAGGTGTGGATGGGGGTGTGGGTGATCGAGGATCAACGCTGCCCGTCGCGGGTGGAGGTGAAGCAATGAGTGATCTGAGGGCCGCCGCCCAGCAGGCGCTGAATTCCCTGCGCGGATACCGCCGCGAGATTGGTTGCGAACAGCTTTGTGATGCGGAGCGGGCGTTGGAGGCCGCGCTGGAGCAGACGGAGCAGGAGCCCTGCGACATCGCCAAAGACGGCGTGTGTGAGGCTGCACAGGAGCAGTTCTGTGATGGCCACTGCACCTGGCGCGACCACCACCCAGCGTGCGTGAGAGCCGAGCAGCCGCAACGCACGTTGACCGACGAGGTCATCGCCAACCTTTGGCACCAGAACGGCGGCTTTCACCACCACTTCGCCAGGAACATCGAGCGCTGGCTCAAGGGGCAAGCATGACCACCAGCGCGCTCGCAACCCAAGTCGCCGGCACCCACTACAAGGGCCTGGCCATCCAGCCCGTGCAGTACATCCACGCCAACGGCCTGCCGTTCATTGAGGGCAGCGTCGTGAAGTACATCACCCGCTGGCGCGCCAAGGGCGGCATCGCGGACCTGGAGAAGGCCCGCCACTTCATCGACCTGCTCATCGAGCTGGAACAAAAAGCAAGGGAGACCGCATGAACCTCACCGCTCTGGAGTCGCAGATCGCCGAGCTGCAGCGCAAGGCCGACGCCATGCGCGCCATGGATGACCACGAGATGCCGGCCGCCTGGCGCAAGAAGGAGCGTGGCCACAACTGGTACAGATACCTGCAGCTCTCACCGTCGCAGGGCGAGCTGTTCAAGGCTGACGGCTGGGAGCCGCTGTACCAGCGCCAGCAGCGCATGGCTGAGCTCAAGGCCCGCGCCCTGGCCCGCGATCACAAGGGCGTGGCGCTGGTGCGGGCCACCGAACAACACCACGGGATCCACTGACATGCTGCTCACCGCAAGCGACGTGGGCCGCCAGTTGGGCATCAGCCGCCGGGCCGTGTATGACCTGGCGTATTCTGGCCGGCTCACCTGCTACCGAGTTGGCGCCAACGACGGCGCCATGCGATTCAAACCCGAAGACGTGGAGAGCTACCTCGCATCATGTCGATCTACTGGTCAAAGAGTGACAAGCGCTGGCGCTTTGAGTTCGACCGCTATGTTGCGGGCCGCCGACACCGACTTACACGATTGCTTCCGCAAGGCTGGAGTCAAGCTCAAGCTGACACGTTCGACCGCACGGAAACCGCGCGCCTCTACGGCCTTGCATCTGGCATCGCCCGCGACGAGCCCCTGATCGACCAGGCCGTCAAGCACTACTTGGCTGACAAGACCGCGCTCAAGAGCCACAAGAGCGCCGCAGAGCACCTCAGCGCCATCGCCTGGGCATGGCAAGGCCGCCCGATGAGCGAGCTGCCCGCCGTGGCCCAGGAGGTCATCTCAGCGGCTGACGCGAGCCCGGCCACCATCAAGAACCGCCTGGCCCTGCTGAAGGCCGCTTGCCGCTGGGCCTGGAAGCGCCACGGCCTGACCGATGCCGACCCCACCGCCCGCATGTTGCTGCCGGCCGTGCGCAACGCCCGCAAGGTGTACCTCACGCGCGAGGGCATGCTCAAGGCCTGCC